CAACTTAAAATTAAAATTAAATGAAATCAAATAAATTAACAAATCAAGCAATCAATAACCTTATCGGTAAAAACATAAGAAAGGTTAGAGACGCTAAAAAAAAGAGTCGTAGAGAAGTATCGGAAAAACTTGGAGTTAGTGCAAAAAGCTTAGAACAATGGGAAAAAGGAATCATGCAAATAAAATTGTCTTGGTTGATCTTTATTGCTGATATATTAGGCGTATGTGTTACTGATCTAATCCCTACACAAAGAGAAATTAATAAATTATTGCATGAAGTATAAAGAATACAAAAAACAGTTAGAAAGTATTAGATATTCTAAAAATCAAATAAAATATAAAAAAATAACTACCGGAAATGGTAATGCTTTTGATCAATATGATAATGACTGTGATTTTGAAAGGAATTTACAGATGGAAAATAACTTAAAAAGGAGATATTATAAACAAGAAGATGCAAAAGATTCTTTTTCTTCTTGTTATGCTAAAAAAACCAATCGCCAAAATAGTGCTTTTCATAGTGCAGTAGTGCAGTTATTACCGCAATACAATGAATATTTAGCAAATCATGGGGCAGATAGATTCGGTAAACTTGTATATAATGAAGATACATTTAAACAAGCTTTAAAAGTGGAGGCAGGATATTTTAGAGAGATAAAAAAAGAAGAAGCTTTAATTTATGTAAAGATGAATAGACAAGAATTAAAAAAACTGTTACCAAATGCAACAGTTGAGGAGTTAGTTGATGCTAGATTGAGGCAAAAAGAAATAGGAAGAATTAGAGATGCTACAAAAGAACAAATGATAGATGTATTAAAAGCTATTGAAATATGGGCGATGGATAAGGGTTTTTTATTGTGTATTGAAAAGGAGTTAATGGATTAAATAAAATAATTATGATTAGTAAAGAAGTTTTAATTCTCGTACTTTGTGTAACAGTCGGTATAAAGTACAAAGCTGATAAATATTTTGAGTTAGAAGAAAAAAGCTATAAAAAGTATAGAAAAACTATATCAATAAATAATTATGGAAATAACATTGCTTGATCTTCCAAAAATATCTACTAACAAGATTTATGCAGGGGTTCATTGGAGACAAAGAAAGGAACAGAAAGATCAATATTTGATATTAACAAAAAACGAAATGAAAAAACTGGATAAAATAGAAAAAAAGATCGAGTTAGAATTTATTTTCTATTTTAAATCTAGGGTGCTTGATTCTTCTAATTGTTCTTATATGGGGAAATTACTAGAAGATTGTCTTGTTGCTCATGGAGTATTGCAAGATGATACTATTAAGTATGTTGGTAAGGTTAGTTATCAAAGCTTAAAAGGAGATCAAAATAAAACTATAATTAAAATAATATGAAAGTACTAAGTTTATTCGACGGAATTTCAGGATGTAGGCAAGCATTGAAAGAATTAAATATTGATTGCGAGTATTATGCTAGTGAGATTGATAAATATGCAATACAAGTTGCTAAAGCTAATCATTCTGATATTATCCATATTGGAGATGTAAAAAATCTTTTTAAATACCATCATTTTAACGATGGTAGATATAATCAATTTTACAATATAGCTAGAGGCAATTTTGACTTACTTATAGGTGGAAGTCCATGTCAAGACTTATCTATTGCTAAAAAAGATCGTAAAGGATTGCAGGGTGATAGATCAAGTTTATTTTATGAGTATGTAAGAATATTAAACGAAGTAAAACCAAAATACTTTATACTTGAAAATGTAGCTAGTATGAGTAAAGAAAGTAAAGAGATAATTACTAAGGAGCTTTTTAATATAGAGCCTATTATGATTAATTCTGCTTTACTAACTGCTCAAAATAGAAAAAGATTATATTGGGTTGGTGAGTTAATTAATGGAGAATACAAGCAAGTAAAGATAGAGCAACCAAAAGATCAAGAAATATATTTAAAAGATATTATAGAAGAAAAAGTTGATAAAAGCGAGATTATAGCAACACAATTAGGCAATTCTAAAAACTGGGGGAATGCGATCAATACTTCTGGGAAAGCTTTTACTTTAAGAGCTAGTCAACCAAATGGGGTTATAATTAACAAACCTATAAGAGTAGGGCATTTTAATACAGGTGGTCAAGGGGATAGAGTTTATTCAGTTAATGGAAAGTCAGTTTGTCTCTCTGCTAATGGAGGTGGTAGAGGTGCTAAAACTGGATTGTATGATATAGATAAAACTGTAAGAAAACTAACTCCTAACGAATGTTGCAGGCTTCAAGGATTCCCTGATGATTATGTGTCAATGGTTAGCAATACTCAAGGCTACAAAGGGCTAGGCAATAGTTTTACTGTGCCAGTAATTAAACACTTAATTCAATCAATAATAAAATGAAAATTAATATAATATATGATTATGAAACTGATAATACTAAAATTACTTTAACAAAAGATTTTAATTCTTTGGCAAAAATACATCAATTAGATGCGTTGCAAGATGCATATTTAATATTGATAGATATTTACAATGAAAAATTAAACGAGTTTTGTAATAAAGATATTGACGGTGATGGAAAGCAAAAGACTTACAAATGAAAGCAACTAAACAAGAGCAGGCTTATATGGGGCGTGTAGCCGAATTAGGCTGTTTAATCTGTGGTGGAATACCAGAGCTACATCATAACACTAAAAACAGAGGCTACGGGGCTAAAAGTAGTAACTACGATATTATACCCCTATGCCCTTTGCATCACAGGGGTATTGATCCAAAAGCAGAGACCGCCGAAGATTTTAGAAAAGCGACTCAAAGCGGTTTTCATTCAGCAGGCGATAAAACATGGCAGGCTAAATATGGAGATCAGGACGATTTGGTTAGAAAAGTAAGATTAAAGATATATAGACCAATATCAAGAAGTTCTGACCCAGAGGCTGAAGCTGAGAGAATTGGCAAGACAGTTGAAGAGTTAAATAATTATATTTTAAATAATACAGAATGAAAAGTGAAGTTTATAATTGTGATTGTATGGAGTTAATGGCTAAATATCCAGATGGGTATTTTGAATTGGCTATTGTTGACCCTCCTTATGGGATAAATGTTAATGTAAATATGGGAAGAAGGAAGAATGATAAAAAAAGCAATTATCATAAATTCGCTGGTAATGATTCTAGTATTCCTGATAAAAAATATTTTGATGAATTAAAAAGAATTTCAAAAAACCAAATAATATGGGGGGGGAATTACATGACTGAATATTTAAAACCTTCTCCATGTTGGTTAATGTGGGACAAAAAATTTTCAGAAGAAGTTAGCTTTGCACAGTTTGAATTAGCTTGGACTTCTTTTTCTAGTTCTGCTAAAAAATACGATAAAAGCCCAAATCAGCAAGGTAGAATCCACCCCACCCAAAAACCAGTAGCATTATACAAGTGGTTATTAGATAACTATGCTAAAAAAGGAGATAAAATACTTGACACTCATTTAGGCTCTGGAAGTAGTAGGATAGCTTGTTATGATTTTAAATTTGACTTTGTAGGCTGTGAGTTAGATAAAGATTATTTTGACCTTATGGAGGATAGGTTTAAAAAACATATATCACAATTAAGTATTTTTGATATAATTTAAAAATGCAGTATGATTTATTCGGGGATGTAATTATTCCTGGCAATATAATTGACAAATAAAAAGCTATAATTATAATTGGAATTATAACTTTAATTATAATTATATAACTATGTATAAAGCAACATTTAAAAGAACCTCTAACAGGTATTCAAAAGAGGAATTATTTAATAATATCAAAACTGTATGGGATTATAAGGGCAGTCAACCATTTTGTAAAGATATGGATATTTACCCTAGTTTTATAACTTTTGGCACTTATTTTAATAGGTTTGGAAGCTGGAAAAAAGCAATAGAAGAATTTATTAAATATTCAAATGGAGAGTTAAAAATTGAGAAAGAGGCAACTACTAGAAAAGTAAGAAAGAATATTAACAATAGCTTGAGATATGATATAATGAAAAGGGATAATTTTAAATGTCAATATTGCGGTGCATCTCCTGCTAAAGATAGTGATGTAGAATTACAGATAGATCATATTATACCAGTTTCAAAAGGTGGTGATAATAGTATAGATAACTTAAAAACTATATGTAATCATTGCAATATTGGTAAACTTAATAAGTTATAAAGCTTAATGGATAACTCAAAAGAAAAAAAGAAAGTAGTAAAAGAAAAATTATTCTGGAATAATAACTAAAATATAATTTTAGAGTTTTGCTCTTCGATATTTAAAATAAATTCGTCAGGTAATATCTTTTTTAAATGTTTTAGTGTAATTAAAGAATTTCTGATATATAATTTATTATTATATTCTGTTATAGTGTTTCCAACAAGAATACAGCCTTTGGTATCTTCTATTTTATTTCCCTCGTGAATTTCGATTAATCCTCTATTTGGAATATCGCAGATCCTCCACCATCTAAATTTACCAGTATTAT